AAATATATCTCCACCCCAAGTGGTTGATGATTGGTTATATTCTTTTTTGTTTTGCTCAACAATGTCTGTTACATCTTGAGTTGTTGCAATCACAATGTCTCCGTTATCTGCATTGTGTGCTGTTTGTGTTCTTATGTTATCTTTTGAAATAATTTTTGCCATAACAATCCTAAAAGGGTAATCCCCTCCGAAGAGGGGAGTTATCCATATTACTCAGCGATGTCAGCAATAATGCCATGTGCTGATTCGTTTTTAACTTCTAGTGTGTATTCAACTAAAAGTTGTGTTTTCTCACTGTCGCCAGTTTTCGCTAATTCGTTTGTAGCGAAAGGACGTAAATATGCAACTGATGCATATTCTGGATCAAGAACAAATGCCACTTCACCATCGTCTTGACCAGCACCACCTGTGCCTACGTTACCAGCAACGTCAGCAGTCATGAATCTGTTAGGAACAACATTCAATGTGCCGAAATCTGATAAGTAAACGTCAGCAGAACCAATAATAGTTGTTGCACTATTAGACGGTGCCATGTAACGTTGACCAGCAATACCAGCAAATGTAGATACTGTTTGTTTAGCACTTGGTGTCACCATTAAGATTGATGGATCGCCACCTGCTTCATAAACTGATTTTACGTTTGCTTTTAAGATTGCTTCTGTAAATGTTCTATCTGTTCCAGAAACACGAGCAGTTGTGCCGTTATTACCAGCAGTTCCTGATGTGCCTAAAGAAGCATTAGAGTTTAACCATGCTTGTAAACCACCTAAAGTTCTTGCTGTAGATGATGAACCTGCACTTGCTGTTTTGTTTGATAACAAGATTTTTTCCATATCTCGTTTAAGTTCAGCAGATGCTTTACTTAATTGATATGCTTTTTCAGATTTTCTACCTGCTTTATCAACTGACTCTAGTGTGCCAGCAACTTTGATAGTTTTTTGTGAAATCTGAGTGTAGTTACCAACACGAACTGTTGGAGTAAGTGTTGCATCTGAAGCATCAGCACCCTCGACTACTGCGTTAGTTATATCAGCAGAAGCAAGAGAGTCTTTTTGCCATTCATGATAAACACCAGTTGCCTTAGATTTAGCAACTGTAGACATAAATGGTGTTTCAGTTGGAGAGATGTTATAAATTACATCAGTTAGGTCTTCTCTCTGACCTACTGCCTGATGGGTTTGATATGTTGCCATGTTTTCACTTCCTTAATTAAATAAAGTTTTCAAATAAGGCGACAGCATCTCTGACTTTTCCAGATTGCTTTAATTTCGCCATGTTTCTTTTTCGCACATCACGATTACTTGGATCAACCTTATTGCCAGACTTCACCATTTTAGGTGCGCTGTTTACCTTTTTGGTTACATTAGGTTTATTCTTTTGTAACTGATCATATAATTGTGCTTTACGTAGCATTAATACGTGACGATGATCGATGACATTACTCATCTCTGCATCTGTAAAACCTACGCTTTTTCCATAGGCACGAATCTCATTTCTGAGTTGTTCGCCCTTATTTGGGTCTGAAAACTCTGGTAGGATTTGTGAAAGTTTTTGTGCTTCTTCAACTACTTTTTGTTGTAAGAAACGTTTTTGATCAAGTTGTTGCTGTTGAGCAATCTTGGCACGTTCCTGTTGAACAGCACTTAGATTTTCTTTCTTTTCTGTAATTTCTGCAATTTTAACTGCATATCCTACTGGGTCATTTTCCTTCAACTCTGCAAGATCTTGTGGAGTTGCATCTGTTACTTGCTTTTGCAAAAACTCTTCCACTGCTTGCAGTCTTTGTGAATATAAGTCTCTAACTTGTTTAGACTCTTGAACTTCTCTCATACCTTCTTCAATCGCTTTGCGTTGCTCAGCAATCTCTTGAGTCTTTTTCGTATAGTCTGCACCAAGTTGATAGTTTTTTATTAGTTCATCAATGGTAACCTCTTTTTCTTCACCAGATGCTTTTACTTTATAAGTAGCAACATCCTCGTAAGATTCTTCTTCAGGTTCATCTTCACTAAAATCAACTTCTTCTTGGGATTCAGTATCTTCAGTTACAACTTCCTCTTCACCTTCTGATACTTCCTCTTCTACAGATTCTTCAACCTCTTGGTCAACAGTTTCTGGTTGCTCTGGAGAGTCCTCGCCTGCTGATAAGATGCCTTCAAATGCTGAGACTGCACCTCTTACAGTTAGATCTCCACTTCCTTGTTCAGGAGTCATGGTTTCTTCACTCATTGTATTTCCTTAATGTTCCCTTTTGGCAAGGGTTGCCATTATAGAAAAGTCTATAATATCTTCCATGATTTATCTTTTATCTCGCTATCTTTAGCAATAGATTCTAGATAGTTCATGAGTTCGTCTATCGTCTTAACACGAAGATATGCTTGCTCTCTGACTTTTGCATCATCCTCGCTAGAGTAGATAATTCTGTTTAATTGGTTATCTCTAAGTTCTTTAACTACCTCTTGAAACTCAGGTGTCATTAAAATATTTTTTATTATTTGTTGTTTATCCATTGTTTGATTCACCGCTAGGCAATCCAAAATTTAATGGCATTGATCCTAGCAGTCCGTCCGTTCCTCCAAGAAATCTTCCTGCACCATGCATTTCTCCTGTTGGCATATTTAATTGAACATTAGGCGATGCTGGAGTATAAACATTAGACATAACTGATGGGTTATATCCTAAAATACTTATTGGTGCTTGTTGTGCAGAATGTGGCACATAAGGTGTTTGCGCTCTTTGTAATGCAGAAATATATGCCATAGATGGACTATATGTGCCTGCATCTTTATTATAATTAAACCCTGTAATATCCCCTGTATATTCTTTAAATCTAGTATTAGTTCCTAATGGTTGTAAATAAAGCAAACCGCTTTGGTCTTGTTGGTATGCTTTGTTACCGCTTAAATAAATATTTTGATTTCCTACTTGAGATAAACCTTGATATTTACTACTTGGCGATACATTTAACAATTGTTGTTGTTCTGCCGAAATTGATGGAGCAGATGGAGTAAATTGTTCATAACTTGGACCAGTATTATATTGATAATAGTAAAAAAATCTGCAAAATTCGACCATTGCAAATCCAAATACTAATCTAAATATGTGATGTAGTTTTATCATAATTCCTTACTCATTTGTAAACAGGTTGGTTTCATTCCATATTCAGTTAAAAAACTTTTCTTCCAACCAAACCGACCTAATAATGTTATTGACTTACAGTTCATGTATTTAGCAAACTGTTCTGTCTCTTTGTATAGTTCTTCTAGTTCTTCTAAATTACCACCTGCTAAGAATAAATGTAATACAGTTCCACGAGGATATGGATTTACTGTGGCAACGATTGCTGAATGTTCAGATGTAAATAAATGATATTGACCTGATACTAATTCACGCAGTATATCTTCTGAATGGTATAGACCATTGTTCAAATCTATAGCAGGTTTTAGTATTTCTTCACAACGAAGATACTCTTTAGCAACATCTATTGTATTTTGTATTTTTATCTTATACCTCTATTAGCGATGTTACTTATTTTTTCTAATGCTTCCATTATTACTTTTGTGCTTTGTGTATCAGCATTTTTGTTTTTACTCATTGCATCTAATTTAATTTGCAATTCTTTTAACGCTAACTCAGTTGTTTGTTTTACTTCTTGTTGTTTTAACTCTAGCGCATCTTTTTGTGCTTCGAGTTCCATTTGCTCACGATCTAACTGTAGTTTTGCTTGGTCAGACTGTGCTTTTAATTGTGCTTTTTCACGTTCAACTTGAGCAAGTATTTGTGTTTGCTGAGTAATTGGATCTTCTTTACCTGCTTGCTGTGCTTGTTGCGCTAGCATTTGTGATTGCTCATCAGTAATTTCATTTAAGAACTGACTGTCATCCTTAAATCCTGCCATTTGCACAAACTTAGCAAGAGTATCTCTATAGTGTTTAAGATTAACTAAAGGATTTGCTAGTCCATACTGTTGAATAATTTGCTCTTGTTTTTGTAAGATCATTTGCATCACTGCTAATTGTTCTTGTTTAGATCCAGTTCCTAAACCAACGTTGACTGTTACGTCATATAGGTTGCTCCACTCACGAGGATCAAACGGAACGTATTTATTATTGATTCTAATGATGCGTTCTTTTTGTTGGTATTTACATACGAGTTGTAAGATACCTCTAAATAAAGATGAGACACCAGTATCAGCAAAGATACGAGCAATCAATTCAATCTTACCTTGACCAGCATTTGTCATTGCAGAAATTGCAGTTGCTGTTACGTTTTGTAAAATGTTTGCATCTAAACCTTGTGATGCTTCTGTTAAACCAGTTCTTTTTGCTTGCACTTGGTCTAAGTATTCAAGCATTGGGAATGATTGTTGAGCATTACTTTGCACTGCAAGTGGCACGATAGCATTTGGGTTCTTCATGCGAACCACACCACCAGCAGTAGATGTTAGTAAGTCGTCTAAGTTTACTTGACCTTCAACTGCACCAACTCGATAGTTGTTAGTGAGATATAAGTTGTCTAGCATTTGTCTAGTGATAGTAGACTTAATTAACTGCAAGTCCATTGCACGATCTGCTAATGACTGACCGTAAAATTTATGAGGAATTGGAATTGGACATACGCTATGGAATGGCACGTAGTCACATTCTTCGTTATGTAAGATCTGATTGCCTGCGTAGCAAATACGTCTTAGTTCTGCAATTCCGTCTTCATCGTAATCTGTCTTAATATAACATTCGTAATACTCTACGATTTCCATAGTCTCATCACCAGACTCGTTATCGTATGGCATTTCACCACGAGTATGTCTTGCAATTCTTTCAGGTGAGAATTCTAATGTATCACCACTGCCTAATGCATCAATTGTATCTGCATCGTAACCCATTGCTGTTAACTCACTACGAGTAACCATTCTTCGATGTGCAACGAATGGTGCATCTTCAATAGATCTAGCACGTTTAGATATTAAGAACTCTTCTGGTGGCACGTTTTCTACGACCACTTTACCTTTGTCTTCAAACTTTTTAACTTTTAAGTTTGTTACTTGTTCTTTTTGCATCATGCCAGCATATTCAACTTCACGCTCAATTACTTCTTGTGACACAATTTCCATATCACCAGACTCTAAAACCATAATGACTTCATCGTCTGATAGGTTTTCGTATTTCTCTACAGTGACATCAATCTTTTCGTCCCAGTATGCTTTTACTACACCAACTTTTTGTAGCAATGCATCTTTAAACCAGTTATGAAATATTTCAAAACCTTTGTTATCTTTATTGATAATGTGGTTAACGTATAAGGTTGCTTGCTCTGCTTTTTCTTCATCACCTTCATTGACTGGAGCAAACTCTACAAAGTCGTCAGATGCGGAAAATATTTTCATTAGTTGTGGTAATACACCGTCAACTGCTTCTGCAACCTCACCAGTAACAATTTGAGACTTACCTTCTACCTCGTTACCGTATGGTTCACGTAGATAGTATTCAAGTGCCTGTTGTCTTTCGTCAGTCGTCTCAGTTTCTAAGAAACCAATCGCATCATCAATTTCAGCATCCAGAATACTCTTTAATTTATTTTCATCTGCCATTTAAACGATCCATGTGTTATTAATATCTAATGGTTTATCCCAACCCTCAGTGCCTTCATCGATACCTACTGCTAAATATCTAAATGCATCTGATGCATGAGATGACCAATCATGTAACGGTTTGTCAAAAAAGACATCACGTTTCTCATTGTATTCACGTCTATAGTTGCGTAATGCATTGATCCCATCTCGTGTTTTAGGATCAAACCAACAACGTGGTAATAACCTACGAACTGACTGAATACCATCATCAATTGTAAGTTTTGGAACTACCTGTATTGTTAAACCAGCATCATCAAGCATTTCTTTTCTTGACCTGCCAGTGCCTAATTCTCTTACTTCAACATCATGCGGTAATAAGTGTGTGGCATTTTCATAACCACGATCTCTTATCCATGTCACATAATGTCCTAGACCTTCTCCATGATTTTCCATGTAATCGATCAGTCTTACTTCTTTGTTTACTAACTGTGCTACCCAGATTGCTGTGCTATCACCAACACCTAAATCCCACGCAGTAAATGTTCTTGCTACATCATCGTATGGAATATCTACAAAACGATTCAGTAGTTCTAATTCGTTAATCTGTTTACCGTAATATGCACCTTCAACTGGAGCATGAAATGAACATTCAAACTCCTGCATATACTTTTCTTCACCCATCTCTCGAAGTGCTGACTCTAATTCAGACTTCTCTAATAGGTTTGTTTGACTTGCTTTAAACTCTAACAACCTCCAGTTATCGATACCTTGATCAGCACGATCACGTAAAGTTTTAAAGTGGTTAGTTCCTTTTGGTGTTCCAATAAACATACACCAACCTAGTCGATCTGCTAGTGCTGGTCTAATTACTTCACTAAATAATGCTGGAGATACGTCAGCGATCTCATCGATTACCACTCCGTCCAGATATATCCCACGTAAACTATCAGGATTATCAGCACCGTATAAACTAATTCTTCGTCCATCTAAAAAATCTACTCTTAATTCTGCAATGTTTGCTTTAGCGCCAAGTGGTCTTGTGTAATCAACAATATACTGCCACGCTACTCTCTTTGCCTGAGAATACGTAGGTGCTATATAACCAAATCTAGGGTTAGGTTTGTCGCACAATAGTGCTGAGTTAATCAATTGCATACACGCTGATACAGTTTTACCCATCCTGCGATGAGCAACCACCACGCTAAACCGATGGTTCTTTACTGCATTATGTATTTCTTTTTGAGGTTCTCTAGGTCTATAACCTAGATCAGTTGTTTCCCAACCATCATCCTCTTCGATAAACTCTTCTTCTAATACTAGATCAGTCATTATCTATTCCAGTAATCACCTTGATGCCAATCGGTGCATCTCCATCACCAGAGATCTCAGTTGCTGAGAGATCAGGCAATGCTTTTCTCAACAGTATCTCGATTGCTTTCATTCGAGTTGGTTTCATTTCCTCGATAGTTCCAAAAGCGTGATCGTGTAATACGTTAATCAGTTGTGATACTTGGATCTTTGTTCTAACTTCTTCTTGATGTTTTTTTCTTAATCGTTCTGCCATGTGTAACTCCAAAATGGGTCATTACTTTTTCCTATTATATTGATGTTTTTCTCGTTTGAGTTGGTTCATTCGTTCTTGACGTGTTTCATTAGTCATGTAAAACCACTGCTCAATATCGGAGAAAGTTCTAAAACAAGACGTGCATCTTATTTCGTCTTCTGCTTTTTGCATACGGCATACACCGTTACATGGTGTTAACTCTTCCATGTATTATTTTTTCTTTTTAGTTTTCTTTTTAAATCCAGACTTCATATTGGCATATGCTTCTTTAGATATAGTGGAATTCTTCTTGCTACGACTAATACCTTTTTTCTTACGAGCATTAATGTTTGCATACAATCCACGTCTTGCCATTATCTTTCCTTTTATTTTATAAAATCATCAAAGATACTTGTTACCTTGCTATCGAACTGACCAGATTTTTTTAATCGATCAATTCTTTTTGCTCTAGCAGGATCAATAAATAATCCTACGTTTTTATGTCCAGT